TAGTTTTAGTATCAGCAGAGATGGTTGCATCAGCAATACCACGGATAGCATTACCTACTTTTGTACCTGTTTCTAGTACATTAGCAACTACTTTACCGTCTGCAATGTATGGCGCAATAGCGGCCAGTACTTCTTCACGGTTTCCTGCAGCAGCAATTGCCTTGGCTTGTTCAACGCTAAATCCACCACGCTTACCGGCTTTCTTGCCGATAGCGTATACATCTTCCCAGTTATCCATGTTGGCAAGTGCATCAATAGCAGCACGAGATTCATTGCCGCTAAGGAATGCAGCAACTGCCTCTGGATTCCAGGACATCTTGTCCATATCATCAGAAAGTTGTAGTTGTTTAGCTAAGGCTTCATCTAACTTCTTGCCAGCTTCAATCTTTTCTGCACCGACAGCAGTCTCAAATGCTCTAATAGAGTCTTGTGTTTGCTTAGCAAGTTCAGTAAGTTCAGCATCTTTAATAGCTAAATCACGAGCAATTGTTGCCGCTTTCATGCCCTCTGATGTGCGTTGTTGCTGGGCTAAAGCGTTACGAGCGTTCTTAACTTTTGAATAAGCTAGGCTTGGGTCTAGTTTAAGCATGGCAACTAAGTCGCCAACTGCAGATACTACTGAACCAATGCCTGTGTCTGGCTCAATGCCAGGTATAAATTCCACGATTGGGTCAAATATACTGTACGGTCTATCATACGTGCGACCGTCGTCTAGTTTTACTCGAACCTTTGCTACCTTCATTTGAGCATTGCGTGCAGCAAACCCAATCCCAGCACTTTCATCTACAGTAAAACCAGCACCAGCATCGATTCTACCTTCTTTTCTCCACTGCTTTATAGCTTGATAGAGTTTTGTTTGAGAAAGTACATCTTCTGGTCCACCAGTTAGGCCTAAATCTTCACGAGTCTTGGTAGGGTCAGTAGGTTGACGGGTGAGAAAGTTAAGTTCTCCACGAAGTGCTGCATCTAAGTCAGCCTTAGTGGCACGAATACCAGCGCCTGCAAGCTCAAATGGCACATCTAATAGAGTAATGGCTCCACGAGTGAAGCCTTTAATACCAGACCAAAGCCTACCTCTTACAGTATTATTAAATCTTTCGTTAGCAATGCGTTGTGTTTCAAGGAATGAGTTCTTTGCACGCTCTGCTTGCGTCATCTGGTCAATCTCAACTAGAGATTTTACAAGATTATTATTGGGTAAAGCGCCATTCTCAACAAAACTAGACAACAAACCACCAGATACAGTTGGATTTGTGCGTAGTAATTCACGAGCACGGAAGCCTGACTCACCTGGTAGCAACTCAGCAGACTTCAGAAGTTCTTCATAGTCAGCTTGTTGCTGTGTAAGTGTACGCTCCTGAGCGCCTACTATTGTGAATGTGCCGTCAGGATTCTTTTTGATTCCTGGTTTGCTCATTAAACAGCACCGTTAATCTCTACAAACTCAAGCATGCGGCGTAAGTCTTGATTATTTGGGTCCTGTATGTACATAGCACGAAGAGCGGTTACACCACTATCAATCTGCATACCAGGTACTACAGCAGGTAGTCCAAGAGCTTCTTCTCCTGCGCCAAGACCGAGTCTTGCGCCAGCAGTCATTGGAAGGGTTGGGTCAAGTGGTGGAGAATCTAGAGTTACAATTGGGGCAGATGCCACATTTGGTGTAGGAAATGCACGAGGTGATGGAGCTTTGATTGGCTCTGCTTTACGAGCTTCGTTAATCTGCTTATTCATGCCATACTCAAAGCCAGTATAGTCGATGTTGCCGCTTTGTCCGTCTCCACCTAGAGGATTGACATTCATAAAATTATTCTGTGACGCGTCGGGGCGATAGCCTCCGCGATTTTCAGTTATTGCCACTGATATCCTCCTCTGGAACATATGAATATTCTTCTGCTGATAGTAGCATACCCTTGGCTAACCAAGGATTCATGTTTTCACTTACATCTGTCATTAAGTATCTAGTGCCTTCGTAGTCACTCCACTCGCTCACTAGTACCCAGCCAGTACATATCTGGCTATCTGAGTCTTCTAATTCTTCGGCAAGTATTCTCATTGCCTTGTCTATTGCCTCAGTAAACTCACTCACTTAGATTGCTCTTCTTGGTAGAATGGTGGGAATGTGAATGCACTAACTCTAGATGCAATCTCCATAGCCTTGATGGCATCAGCGCCCGCATAAAGCGCTCCAAGAGCAAACTCCCCACCGCTTCCGATGGCGTAGAATCCTTCTTCACTCTTCATCACCGCCAAATCTTGGTCGATGTCAAAGAGTTCACCGCCACAAGCAATCAAGAATTGGAAGCGTTGTCCGTCTTGTTTCTTGTCGTGAGCCTCATCAAAGTTGTAACCATTGTCAACTAAGCACTTACGCAGTGAAGGCATAACCTTCACAATCATAAATCTGTATATATCTTTTTTATCTTTAGCTGTAAGCACTGGTGGTACCCATACATTCTGGGCTATGTCGCAGGGTGCAACTTCACCAGCTCCTGCTATAAGCAATGAACCTCGTCTTGCAATCTTACGCATAACTGGGTGTGAGTAAACTCTACCACCATCATCTGTTACACGGCTATCGGCAACAATGACAGACTTATCATCGTATTCGATACCAATAATCGTAGTCATTGTCCCCTCCTAGATTATCGTCGACGAATAGTTCTTACGCTTGCGTTTGCTTCTCCAGTACCAGTTAGGCTAGAAAGTAAGCTCATAATGTCAGGCTGTCCGCCACCTTGTGGTAGTTCAACTTGCGCTTCCGGTCCTGCGGTAGGAAGAGCGCCTCCTGCCGGAGCAGCGGGAGCAGGGGACGGTTGCTCAACCATTGGTGCGCCAGCAGGAGGAACCTGTTGTTGTGGTGCAGGGAAGATTTCTTCAACTGCATCTTCAAGAGCCTGTCCCTTTTGGCGTGCCTTGATTACCTGTGCAATCTTAGTAACGATTTGGCTTGGGTCTCCACCACCAGCGGCAAGCTGAGGAATAGCTTGTGTGTAAGCTTGGAGCGAAGCAAGCAATGCAGCACGCATCTCTTCAATTTCAATCTTCTCAACTTCTTGGCTAACATTGACGGTAAACGGTAGTTCACGCATAGCCATATCTTTAGAGATGAGTTTACCACCCAAAGCCTGGAGCATAAAGATAAGACCTTGAGCAGGATTAAGACCAGCAAGCATTCCATAGCGTACATCTGCAGAGTAATCACCCTTGATATCTTTCTTGGGTGAGTATGTGATTTCATATGGAGCCCCTGCATCTACGCCACGAATTGTCTTTTCTTGTGGGAAAATCAATTCATCTACCTGGAAGCAAATCTGAATTACATCACGGAGGGCGCTAGCAAAGATTGCTTGTGCAGATTTGACCTGAGTGTCGAAGGCACCCATGAGAGCCTGAACGCCCTGGCCCGTGACAATCGATGCATCAATGTTACCAGTACGTCCTTCAGGATAGCGAGCACCAACTCGTAGTTCCTGGTTGAGCAGCGTCTGCTCCGTGAATGCGCCTTGTGGTAATGTGAGTTCTACGCGGCGTACACCTGCTGGGTTGCTGGTACGGATAACAGCATCTCCACCAAGTTGTAGCTCTTGTACATCTTGTGGAAGTACGATTGGAGATTGTACCGACTTCTCTGCAGCTTCCATAGCAAGGAGTGCAAAGCGGTTGCGTAGCAACTGAATACCTAGGATATCATCAAACTGTCCACGAAGTTCTCCATCGATGGATGGCTTACGTGCGACAACAATCATCATCTTACCGAGTGGATTCTTAACAGATGACAATACAAGGTTGTTCTTATCTGGTAAGTAGATTACTGATTGGTCTTTATCATAGTAACGAACCATCTCAATGAGAGAGTTCAAGTCTTGCTTATAGCCAAGTCCACCAAGGAGTGAATACTCATACTCAGGGAATTGGGCAACGAGTTCGCCTAGTGTCATTTGGTAACGCTTCGCAAATGCGATGCAACGACCATAGCGGTCAAATTCTGGGTAAGCACCCACTGGGTTTTCTAGGCGAATACGAGGAAGCTTAGCTTCAGCATCTAATTCAATTACGAATGGTAGAAAGCCGTATGTGATGTACCAGTCCGCACCCGAGTACATTTGAACAGACAAGTCAGAGTGAGCGAAATAATTGCTAGCGATGCGAGTACGCTTATCAGCAAAAGCACGAGCGCGGTCACTCGTTTGGTTTGCCGCTGAGCAGTTAACGGCTGGCAGAGGTGCCATAACTTCCGATAGGTCTCGAGCAACA